TCACCTATCATCTCCTCAATCTTCATCATTAACTCAATATAACCAGAGATAACGTTACTCATACTTAAGTCTTGAGTACCAATCTGATTAAATTGTGATGCTTTACCACCCTCACGACCAGGAACATCCCATCCTTCTTCATATGGATTGATAAAGTTAACACCAATAGATGTGAGATAATGTAACCATTTCTCTATACCAAAACCATATTTCTTAGGTATTTGGGTTACATCCATAGTTAATATCTTTCCTTTATCTCTAGACAATGCCAACTCTAAACGATACCATAACACCATATACATATACTGTAAAGGCTTCATGATCTCTATTAAAGACTTACCATAAGTGTTTGTATTATTATATATAACACCTGTATACGGTAATCTATTATCATTTAGATTATCAATTGACTGATGTTGATATGGTATAGGTCTAATACCTATATATAAGTCTTCACCAATCTTGTATCCTTCCCACACTTCAGTAATCCAATCCCATTCGATATCTTCTCCTGGCAATGGTTTGTAACTCTCATCTACCATATCGGTCATGTTCTTACCACTCTCATCTGTAGATGATAAGAAACCAACTTTCTTAAGAGAACGCCACACGCAATGAGTTACTTCAATTGCATCATATGGTCTATCGTCTGTCCTAAAACTATCAGTAAACTCACTAGTTATATTCTCAGAATACATTAAATTACGTGATGGAGACTGTGGTCCACCTTCTCTTGTAGAAGATGAGTACTTCTCTAGCATCTTATCCAGATCAGACTCATCCATGATATCGTTAAAACGATCATAGATTGCAGTAGCTGTCATGTACCACGTACGCCTGAACCACTCTTTTTCGTCTATAAAATCTGTATAAGAATCTCTATCAAAGTCACAATCCATCGGGTTTACTCGTTCTACTAATGGATCACCATTAACAATAGAACCATAGAGTATCTCTTCCCCTGCAGATAGTGCGTCCTTAAAGGTCTTCAAGAACTCATCCTTTAAATTTAATTTCTCTTTAAGGTAATTAAGTATGTTTTCAGCAACCTCTTCAGCCACTGTTTTAAAGTCATACTTCATGTACTTCTGAATAAACTCTGGTGTCTCACCTTCCTGAACTTGGTCCTTAATAGAGTTCATCATATATTGTATGAGTAACTCCTTGGACTTATTCTGTGCTTCACCAACAGCCTCTTCGTTAGTTTGTATAACCCTAAAATTAAAAGGCCGTTTAGATTCTTCACCAATAAGGAGATCTATCTTCGGCCTAATAATATTATAATTTTGCATGTTTGCTGGGAATACATCGCCTACATTATATGGATCTGTTATGTATTTAAAGTCGTTTTTATCGAACTCAGAATCATATAAACCATAGGCTATACCCATCCTTTCTTTACGTGTATATCCACCAGATATACCACCACCACTCCTACCAATAATAGAGTTAACACAAGACTTACCCCAAGTCTCATCTTTAGCCTTCATTGATACTTTCTGCGGTGGAAATGTTACATTATCTATCTTCATTCACTAATTATTATTTCCATGTTACCCTACCAAGAAACAATGGTTTGTTAAACAATAGTAGAGCATCCTTATTTTCAGTTGAGTGTTTCTTAACACTAATGTGATATAACTCTTCCCTATATATCATACATAACCCGAACGCTATTACACGGTCAAAGTTACCCTTTAATGGGTCATATGATATTAATTCCTCTAGTAGAGCTTCGGAGTATATCTTATTTAAATTCTTTTTACCAACCTCATATTCGTCGTTAAGCCAATCCTTAACCAATCCTTCCATCCAACGTTTGACTTCCTTAGGCATATGCACACCTTTACCCCTAACAACAGTCATATCTTTGACTATATCCTTTATCTTACCAGGGGTGTCTGCTAACAAATATTCAGAATGTTTATTAGCAAAGTAAGTGAATAAACCTTTTCTTTCATTCTCATACAGTAGAGAGGCCTTATAATACATAAGTAAAATCCTAACCGTCTCACCAAAATCCTCAGCTTTATCTGGTCTACCTGTGTACTCAGCTACTATAGTATCGTACCAAGATTCAAAATTCTGTACTCTTTTATAGATGAATACTGAGCCAAGTGAATCACCACTTGTTTGGTCATGGTCGTATGGGTCACAGCCAGCCACATATAAACCATAAGGTATGTCTGATGGTGGATGTTCCCATATAACTACAGCTCCAGCACGTGAGTGCCCAGCTGGTATTCTATACTTTGTTAAGTCTTTTAATGATGGTTTCTGTTCAAATTTAACCAGACCATTTGAGTCTAAGTACAATTCACCAACCTGTTTTAAATCACTTAAAGACTTACTATTACGTATAGTAGCAAGTTGTTTAATTAGATCTTTCTTAGGGAATATGTTAGTACTTATATTAAGTGTGGCCTCAGATGGAGTTAGTGGTTGTTCACAAATATGCCTATCAATAGATGTCCTATCTGAAGCATTCTCTATTACAATCTCACGTTCCTTTAATATAGCATCGTTTGATGCAATAAAGTCTGTATTACCATCAGAATCCATAAACTGTTTCTGATTAGCAGACTGCGGAACAAAGAAACCACAGGCCCTATCCTGCTCACCATCATCCCAAATATTCCTTATTTCAAGGCAGTTGTACGCCTTAGGTTCGTAGAATAAGTCTTTAAGACCAGTATAATCAGCTTCCTGAGTACCACCTGTACCAAAAGCAATCATCAAACCAAATGCTGCACCATCCTCTTCAACAGATGGCCTAGCTGTTTGCCATGCTGTTTTTAACTGTGGGAACTTACCAGCCTCTTCAAATAGTATAAGCTTGCCTCGTTTACCCCTAGCCTTATGCGGATCATTCTTTAGTGTAATACCAATTATCTCAGACTTATAACCCTGTTCAACTGGTACACCATTAACATTCTGTACAAAGGATGCACGTTTGTGCATGTTAGTATCCTTCTTATGTCTATGTTTGAACCATGCAGTATTGTTATCTACAAAGTCCAACATGTCCCAAGCCTTGGATAAAACACCATCTTTTGTAAGATATTCTGCTTCAGAAGCAATAGCATATGATACAGATTCCCTAAACAAAAAATAGTTTCTAGCAAGCATTGATGCTCCCTTGAAACTGAATCCCTTACCCCTAGCCTTGAGTATAGCTAAGTGTTTACCACTTGTTTCTGCTAACTCTATACAATCATAATAAGCACGATCGTAGTCCCAGAAGCGTGGGAATCCTTCAATTCTTTCTAATTTCTCAACAGTAATATTATTACGCCCGACAACCGTTTTAGTCTCTACCCTTATTATCCTTGAGTAATTTAAATAAAAATAGAAATACCCAGAGATCCAATCACCATCTGGGGCAGCATATCCGTACATACATCTGTTAGCCTCTTGCTCCCAGAATTTTAAATACTCGGACGTACCTGGTGGAGCAAACGTATACGCTCTGTGCTCCTCAAAGTGTCTAGCCGCTTCCCTGAATTTATCAGAGTTAACGGTTACCTTTAATGGTAATTCTACCATATCTATATTTCAAATAAACCTATATCCGTGCCACCTCTAATGATGGACCTATCCATATGTTCTTTTAATACCTGGTCTTTTAAAGATTCAAGAGATTTGACTACAGGACCAACATCTTTCATATTCTTCACTACATCGTTTAGCGTATGTATGGGTTTACCCAATTTGTCTTTTTCGCTAAAGTCTATACTATCAAAATATTCTGTGACTTTATCACATAGGCGTAATGAAGCATTTAATAATCTCGTTGTTGCAGTCTCTTGTAGTGCAATATATCTCTTGATAGCAGCCTCTACGATCTCATCTGGTACCCATTCGTCACCATCAAAATAATCACGTAGAATCTTTATCTTTCTGTCTTTTTCACTATAAGCAAGATAGGGTGATTTAAAACTATAAAGGAAAACAATATACGAGATTTCTTTTACTGCTTTACCTTTGTGTTTAGTCTTGTCTCTATCCCAAATCTCCTTAAATTCTGGTATCCATAATATAGTTGGGTTCATTATAACATTACCGCCAACTATATCGAAAAGTCTTGCTGCCATATCTATTATACTATATTATTATCTAAAGGTTGCATATTATGGTGGCATTCTTCCACAACTGAGCCTTTGTTGTAAATCTTGTCAATGAAACGTATGTTTTTAATGCCTATAAGTTTCACGACTCCCTGGTACTTTTCTTCAGTACCGACATCATATCCATAAGATTCGAGTATAGACTTAAATGTATCATAATGCCTATAAACATACTTAAATCTGGTTACTCTCTCCTTAGTTTTAGTGGTTTTCTGTATAAATGCCGCAAAGTACCTTATCCTGATTGGACGTTCATCCTTTGGGTCTTCTATACGTTCTTTCGCAAACTTCAAAGGGTGATAAGCTATTTCCTTTATCACCCAATCTTTTTTGTAGAAAGACAAGCCTATATTATGTATTAAATCGTCTTGCCACTTAAACTGCTTGTTGTACAGCGCCATGAGATAGATCTAAAATAAATGTTGTTTCAATTTTATTTTTGTCAGTTATGGTAGGTTTAAGTCTGTCGTTTACAACACAAGACCCATCATTTGAAGCAATCAGTAAACCCATTGATTTGAGTTTACTGGTTATTTTATTGAAGTTTGATTTATCCATATGTATCTCTTTCTTTATAAGTCTACGATTATCGGTAGATAACACGTTCTTAACTTCATCTGGAGACCTAGGAAACCATGCAAGATCTATCTTAATTGTAGACACCAGCACGTCTATCTCTCTTGGAGTCAAATCCAGAAGACCGTTTAAGACTGTTACGTACTCACGAATATAATTATTCTTCGTCACCTTCTTGTGAAAGTTCATTGTTCTCTAGTATTTCTTCTATAAACATTGTTATTTGTGAACCACATTCTTCGCACACCAGTGTAATAAAATGTTCATTCCCCATTAACATCGTGAAAGTTAAACCGTTATCAATTGGTTCTGGTGATACGGTACTAACGTGACCACACTTACATCTGGTCTTAAGCAATCCCTTCCTTGTAGGTAACGCATCCACAGGAGTCCATGTCTCATCAATTTCTGGTTCCACAGCATTCATTTGTGGTTCTTCCACTTCTGGTATTAAACTTGTTGGCGGCATAATTTCTTCTGCCTCTTCTAATAAATGATTGAGTCTATCTTTTCTCATTCGTAATCCTTCATCTTCTTCTCTACTTGCCATATCTAATTTATTTTAGTCATTTCTTTCATGCCATAGGCATTAACCAATAATTCTAATTCTGTAACTATACCACTATACGCATCAATCATTACTTGATTATTCTCCATTCTAGCAAAGTTTAATATAAGAGTAAACCTATGGTGCATCATTACTATTTCATCTGCCAAATGGTATAGATCAGATTTTGAGAATAG